TGCGCTTACAAATTTTATAGTCACTCTGACTGTCTGATTGCTGAGTGCTGGCTTGCCGGTGTCTATTTTTGTTTGCACTCCCGCGCTTGTCTCATGCAGGAGTTGCCAATTTGTATCGACTCCAGCCTCGAATGATAATCCGCGCCGTCCTGTTTCCGCTGTTGCGCTAATCCAACTTCTTAGCCCTACGAAAAAGTTTTGCACCGTGTTTGTGTTTGTCGATGTGTTAAAAACTAAATCGAAAACAGTGTCATTTATGAGGGCGATGTTTGCTGCTGATGTCCCAAAAAGATAAAGGAAAAAAGCGTTGTTGTTTGTCGATATGCTTGTGCCGCCAGGGTAACCTGCGACATAATAACCAAGGTCGCTGCTGAGTGATGCCGATCCAGCAATGCCCCAATTCAATTGGCCGTAATTGCCGCTAGTAACAATCGCTTTCCCGACAAAATTATCCTGCACAAAATTGTAGGGAGCGGAAAACAGCGAAGAAATGCGAGAGTCAACCGAGTTTGTTCCGATCTTTTGATTCATCGCCGCCGCTGCCCCCGCCCCGAACGTGTAGCTCGTCGCGTTAAATGTCGCCGCCGTGCCGATGGTCGCCGAGTTGATCGCTGGCGATGTCAGCGTTTTGTTGGTGAGGGTTTCGCTTCCCGCCAATGTCGCAATCGTATTTGCCGCTGGTAATCCTAGCGCGGTTACATGCGCCGCCGCCGCGCCTGTGCCGTAGGTGTAGGATGTATTGTCAAAGGTCAGTGCCGTCCCGCTAACAAAAGTGAGGTTTTGACCACTAACGCCAAAGAGTAAAATCTGCGCTCCTGCTGAGTTGTTCAAAGATGAACCCGTTGCTGAATAGGCTGCAAAGTTTTTAGATCTGATTGATGCACTTGGATCTATTGTTAGGATGTCAGCATTTGCTCCTGATGTGTAAATCCTAGCATCTGATCCGCTAGTTGTAATATTTGCGCTATCCCCTGCGGTATTTATTCCACCAAATTCGCCAGTGGTAGCAATTCCAGAACTAGCTCCAGAAAAAACAATGGTGGTATCAAAAGTAATGTCTCCGCTGCTGATTGCCAAAGCAGTTTTTAGTGCTTCTGCCGCCCCTGTGCCGAACGTGTAACTGGTCGCGTTAAATACTGCGCTGGTCGATACTGTGAGCGTCCCTGTGGTCAGTGTGGACGTGCTGAGGGTAGCCGTTCCATCGCTGGTCGTCGCGCTTGTAACGGCGTTTGTAGCGACTGCGATTTGCCCAAATAAAATAGAGTGATTGTTTGTAAATGCCGCACCCGCCGATGATACCAAGGTGACAGGAAAAGTATAATACGCGGTGCTAGTATTCGCCCCCGTAACCGTTGGCGTTCCTGTGATTCGCCAGACTTGATTTTGGCTTGAGTCATCCCGATCTTGAATAAAGATTTTTTGATTAATGACGAAAAAGGACAAGAAAAGCTCAATGTCGGTGTCGCCATCGGTGAGGTGTGAGACAATGATGCTTGTTGCGCTCGTTTGCGTTGCGTTGTTCCAAAGTAGGTATCCATTGCCCGGGTAACCACTAGTCGCGTTTGTCTTGGCTTTGTATTTCCATGCGCTGGTTGATCCACCAGATGCACCGGCTGGTCCAGTTGGTCCCATGTTGATCTGCACAATGGCAGGGGATCCAGTTGCCTGTAGTTCTACAAGTGATGGATTGGCACTGGCAATTCTGATCTCTACTGTGGATAAACTCATGGTGTATTTTTCTTTCTCAGTTTTGCGGTGCCATAGCCAATCACGATTGGTGCATTGGATCCCTCAGTGATCTGGACATCCCAGCCATAGACCCCTGCTGCCACACCAGTTGTGTTGACAGACACCAACACCACACCATTTGCCGGTGTGGGGATTGTGGGTGCCAGATCCAGTGCCACTGCTGATGATGGGTTGATCTTCAGCACACCATCTGCTGTGTATCCAGTGAGGTCAAAGGCAGTGCCGTCAGACTGCAAACAGGTCAAAGACATTGTGATGTCCTCACCAATCCAGAACTCAAAATTTGCACCTGTATAAGCCATGGCGATTACATTATATTTTTTGTTTGTAATTGCAAGAATTTATTCAACTTTTGCATAGAAATTGTCACACCCTCTGGTGTGCGTGGAGAATTGCCAAATGTGCAGACTGAGAACTTTTGACAGTCTGCCGGGTGGAACGATGATGGTACTGCTGAGAAGGCACCACCGGCTGGATTGAAGTTGTGCATTTTGTGGTGCAGACCGAGTTCACACACAGCACCCCAGATGGCAAGATCCTCTGGCACATCATCACTGATCTCTCCATCACAAAGGTGGATGTAGACCTCTACAGCATCTGTCATGGTTAGACTGTAGCAACAACCAAATGCATCCCTTCTGTCAATCTCCAGTGAGCAGACACCGGTGGACATCTCCAAGAATGGTGATGCGTCGATGATGAGTGTGTCACTGTCAATCTTGATGGCGATGGTTGACCGGCACAGGATCATGGCATGGATCATGGATCTCACAATCCCCACAGCACACTTGGTGCCGTTCAAATTGCCATTGCGCTCAAAGGTGGTCAGGATGTGGTGTCCACCATTGTCTTGGATCCATGTGACCATGTGCCGAGGCAGTGGTGAGTGTGAATCATCAAAGACATATGGCACCAGACCAGCAGCAATTGCACCGATGATGCACTCCCTGACTGGCAGGGCATCTCCCGAGTAGCAAAAAATACATGCTGGAGTTTTCATCGATAAAGGATGGCACCGTTGACAAATTGTGTGAGGATCCCACCACCGTCTGAGTAGGCGATTGGGACCACCTCAAGTGTGGCAGAGTTAGCTGGCAAAGAGGTGCCGAAGAATGGACCGCGAGCAGTGCTGAACGCACCAGCAGCAAGAACAATCTCGACATATACAAAACCTGTCATTGGCATTCTGCCGAGAAATGACACCACCATCACAAACGATGCACCGTTGTTGTAGGTGTCTGCACCGTAGGTGGTCGAGTCGTAGGTGTTGGTGGGATCTCTGATGTCACTGACAAAATCGGTGATGATTGCAACAACATCTGTGCCATCATCGATCTCCCCGGTGGTGCTGTCAATAGTCCAGCCGGTGTTGGTCCATGTGTTGTATGTTGCTTCTGTGTATGTGCCATCTTGAGCAGTGCCACTGAAGATCTCGACAAATGCAGTTGATGCAGTAGCTCCTCCTTCAAAGGTGGTGGTCAGAGTGAATGCTGTGCCGCCATTATAAGTGTCTTTGCCAAAGGTAGTGGATGAGAATGTCCCAACAGGTGCAGTGGTGTAAGCAGTGGCAAAGGTGGCAATGACATCTGTGCCAATGAGCAACTCTGCTGTGTTGGCAGCATCATTGCCCACAATTGTGTTGCCGAAGTTGTCCACCCAAGTCTCTGTGCCACTGCGCTGGAAGTAGCCAATCGGTGCAGCAGTGCCAGAGAGTGTGCCGGTGGTCGCCATGTTCTCACCATTGCCCCCAATAAAAAAAGGCGCACCGCTGCTGATCGTGCGAAGTCTTGGTCCGTTGCCAATGTTAGACAGCAGAGTCTGACCCAACTGCACTGTGGTGCTGGTGGCAGCAGTGAGGTTGACAACTGTGCCAGCAGCAACCAACAGGTTGCCTTGATTGTCAATTGCTACGTCAAACTGGTTCATGTGAAAACGATGTTGTCTTGTGGTGTTTTGCGGATCCGTTCAGTCAGGGATCTGTAGTCAACCCTTGGTGGAGTGCCAAGAGAGATGGTGGTCTGACCGGTAAAAAGGTTGAGTGTCTCACCCGACACCATGGCACCCATGGTGCTGTGTGCTGTCAGCGATCCAATCACGTTGATTTTTTTGCCACGATAGCGCACGGCACCGGCAGTCTGCTCAGTAGTGCTGATCTGACCTTCATAGACGATGAAACTCTGTGCTGCAAGCAGATTGGCAGCAAGTCCAGCCGGTGGTGCGAGAAAACTGTATTCTGCCTCTCGATAAAGTGGATGACCTTGGAGTTGGTAGGTCAGACCATTTGCTGGTTTTTGTGTAGCTGACCATGTGCTTGTCAGTGTTGCCAGTCTTGTGCTGCCAACATAGTCAGTGATTGTGTCTGTAAATGATGCACCTCCAGATGTTCGCCATGAGACAGTCAAACCCACATAGTAATCATCAACAGAACTGGCACCAACTGCAAGTTGGATCTTGGTTGTGCTGCTACTCGATCTGGCAACACCAGTCCAGTGGTATGATGTGCTGGACAGAAACCCTGTGGCATTCAACGGTCCAGTGTAAAGTTGTATGTAGTCAGCTTGAGTCCTTGATCCCCTGAATCCTGATGCCGTGCGCGTTAATTGGACAGAATTGAACCAATTTGGAACATTGTATATGTCAGTATAATCATAATATCCACCTGTATCATAAAAGGATGTTTCTGAAATCCATGTGGTGTAGAACAAACCAGCCAATGTCACTGGGATTAGTCCATTCTCCTCAATTGCCCAGTCTGGCAGATTTTCACCAATAGTGAAGTATTTGCCAGTTGCTGAGACTGGATCACCTTCTGCATTGTTCAGTGTAGATGCTGCGACAACATACTTGCTACCCAAAGTCGGCAAAGCGGAAACAGCATATGCATATGAAAAAGTGTATGGACTAAGTGAAGCACCAATGGTGGTCAGACCCAATGCTCTGGCAGCATCAAACTGTCGATCAGCAGCAACTGCAAACTCACCAATGCTGGCAGCAGTTCTGATGGTTGCCTTCTCAAACAAATCATTGGGCAGAAATGTGTCCAGCTCTGGACCACCCATGGTGACCACTTGGATCTTGCCAGCAGATGCCGTGCCACTGCTCTGGGTCTGATACACTGTGCGTCCAAGTGTGTCACGGTCCACATACGGCAAGACCACTTGGTTGACCTTTAGCTCAAACACAGGGTTGATGCTCATGGCATCGATGGGTGATGTGCCAACTGTGAAATCCACCGCACTTGCAACACCTCTGCGTGTGACTTGCAGAGTGGGTGTGGCAGTCGAATAGTCAAAGTAGGTCATTGTGTCTGGCACAATCCTGAGCAACTCTGTCAGCACTCCTGAGCATGATGCTTGGTTGAGTGTGATTCTTGGCAGATCAAAATATGTTGCCACTGCGGATCCACCGGCAATGTTTGCCATTGGTGCGCCCAGTGCCACTGATGTGTTGATTGCTGTCTCAATGGCAGTCTTGAGATTGGTGCCAGCACCAGCAGTGCCAAACACCCCAGTGAGTCTGTCTGCTGTGGATCCAGCACTGTCAGTCTGCGGTGTGGTGTAGGCGATCCGATCAAGCCACCACCACGGACCACTGACTGTGATGTTGAGTCCACTTGTGTTCTGCGACTGAATGTCAGTGACGGTGCCAGTGAAGAATAGTGTGCCGGACCTGTAGATCTTGATGGTCTGCCCAAGTTCTGGTGGTGTGTAGCTTGCCAGTGATTGTGTGATGATGCCAATGATCAACTCATCAACACCGATTGATCGGAAGGTCAACTCTGCATCAGCAATCTGCCGATATTCCATTGATTGAGCAGTGGCATCCCATGCCTTTGCTGCTTCTCCTGCTATTGTCCAGACTGGCATACTATTTTATAATCCCCGGATATCTTTGATTGATTGCATCAATCTGTTTTTTCTGTTGCAGTAGATCACCACTGAATCCATTCATAAGTTGGATCAACTTGTTTACATTGCCAATGGTGATTTTTTGCTGTGTTGATGCAGTTGACAAAACCATGGAAATGCCACGTTGCACATCTACTGCTTCTGAGGCAATCAACAACCCATCTTGTGTTGCTTTGTCGATCAACAAAAGCCCTTCTTGCTGTGTTTTGTTGAGAGGTTGCACATTCTCAAAAGCAGATTTCAGCAAGTCAGAATTGATCTTTGCTTGTGTCTGTAGTTGTGCTGTGTTCTCAGTTATTAGTTGCTCTTGTGCCTTGAGATCGATCTGCTCAATCTGACCTGTGACCAAATCAGAGATTGTCTGCACTGACACCTGAGCTTTTGCTAGTCCATCGGCAGCAGACACCACATCAGACAAAAGACCACCGTCTGTGGCTTTTGCAATTGCCTCAATGCTTGCTTTTAATGCTTCAATCTGTGCATCAAATGGAGTGGATGCAAGTGATTGTTTGGCAGCTAATGCTTCGGGAGTTGGCAAGATCCTACTGGCAACTGTTCCCATGCCAGCACCAGCCGATGCACCGGACATTGTTCCACTGTCAGTGAATGTCTGCTTGGCGATGTTTTCCAACTCTAGTTTTTGCGCTTTGAGATTTGCCAGTTTTTGGATCTCCAGATCCAGTTCTTCTTTTCTGGCATTCAATGCAGCACCTTTGGTGATGACTTCTTGCCTTGCAATCTCAAGAGTGTTCTCTGCTGCTTGTCGCTTTTCTTCTTCTTGCTTCTTTTGTTGATCTGCAATGTCAACAATGAGTTTTTGACTTGCTGCAAATTTCTCAGATGCTACTTGATCATCAGTGATTCCACTTCTTAACTTTCTTAGTTCAATCTCTGCAATTTTGATTTTATTCAAACCTTCAACTGCCTGTATTGAAAACTCTCTTTCTTGTGCAGTTGCTTCTTTGAATCCCTGTGCAAGTAGTTTTGTCAGTTCAATGGCTTGCTCAATTGCATCCCTGCCAAGGTCGATTTCTTCTGATTTGATCTTACCTGCTTCTTCACCAATCTTTTTGATTGCTTCTGCTAGGGTGTCAGCTTTGTCTGATGCGGATGTGGCATCTTCACCCATCCCCATAAAAACCTTGGCTGCAATGGCACCAACTGCAATGACTGCACCAGCAATTGCACCAGATGGTCCAAACATCCCAAGAAACTGTGGTGCCTGTTGTGAGAATGCCACAAGTGCATTTGTGCCACCTCCCACTTGGACAGCAAAGTCTTGAATCTGGTAGCCAGCACCCTGTGCAACTTGTCCCATTTTGCCTGTATTGGCAGTGGTGGTGTTGATTGCTGCTGAGTTTGCCTTTGTTGCTGTGGTCAGACTATTGGCAGCAACAGTGGTCTGCTTCAACCCAGTGGTGTCAGCAGTTGTCTTGATGTTAATATCAACTTTTTTAGCTGCCATATTTGCCAAGGATTGTGACGTTTTGTGTGATTGCCACACCCTGTTGTGAGAGATCCACCATGGCACTCACATCATTGAGTGTGACCGAGTTGCTGATTGTTGGTGCAACACCGGCAGTGGTGTCTGCGCTGGTGGCACCGGTGATGGTTGGATTGGGGGATCCGTTTGTCGTGACCAATGCCAGAGTGCCATCATTGGCAGCCGCATTACGTTTGGTCACAATCACTGTGGTGCCAGAACTCGTTGCCATGTTGGACACAGAGAAGGCAGCACTGGCATTCAGCGATGCTGCAATCTTGGGTGCATACAGTGTGGGTGTGTCACCACTGAGAACTGCTACAGATCCACTGGCATTGCCATCAGCCGCAGTCAATGCCCAGTCGATGTTGCCATTGATGCTGGCATTACCAACACACGTCAGAGTTTCAACTTGCCGGGTGCCAGCCGCTGTCAGTCTGCCGAGTGTGGCAGTCATGTCCAACTGGTTGAGCAGACCCTGCGGTGTGTTGAGCAAATATGTCTCTGCCTCTGCCACCGTGGAGAAGGTCAAGATCGATGAGAAGGACACAGTCGTTGCTGCACCTCCTCTGTAGAACTGCACAAACTCTGCCGCCTCAATGTATGCTGACTGCTGGAAATTTGTCTCTGATGAGATCCTCAAATTTGACGTTTCTGATCTTTGCCCATCGCCACCGGCAAGGACAAAGAGAACAGAACCACGTTGGATTGAGACATACATATTTTATTATGATACCGCTGCCACTGCAAACAATGCCACTGGTGCGCCTGCGGAGAATGTGCGTTTTGCTGCAAGATTGAGTGTGCCAAGTCGATTGTCACCAGCACTGAAGTTTCGCACAAGATCGATGACCTGCACTGCGGCACAGTCAAAGTCCAGTCCACCCACTGTGGCAGTTTTGATTTCTAGAACGCTGCTGCTCAGATCCTCACCGGCATCCAGCAAGTTGAAGAATGTATCAAAATCAGTTTGTGTTGGTCCGGTTGGCACACATGTGATGTTGCACCCAAGAGATCCGAGGGTCATATCCACTGTGCCAATGCCGTCCACCATGACTGGGTTGAGTGACAGATCAAACGAGATGTCAAACCCTTCTGCAGAGAAGAATGCTGCCACTGCACCAAGTGTGGCTTGGTATGGTGCTGTGATGATGTTACCCGGGACAAACCCTGTGCCGATAGATGCACCAGCACCAGATGTCATGTAGTCAATGAGCAGTGCAGGGTCACCTGCTTTTTTGAGTAGACCAGTGAATTGAACAGATCCAAATGCTGTGTTGTTCGCACTGCACTTGATCGCTGGCATCTGTGTGATCTGAGCATTGAGTATGGTGTATGTTTTATCTGCTGCCACAATCACCAGTGGTTTGTCAGTCGAGCCGTAGATGCTGGCACCCATTGCTGTGTTGCCGTGTGGATAAAGCACTGCGAGTGCTTCGATCTCACCAGTTGGCTCAAACTCCACGGTGATGGTGTAGTCAGTTTTTGCTTTCCCCACAGGACCATATGCATCTGCCACTTTGTCAAAAGTAGTGATGGCAGTGGTCAAGACCACAGCACCTTTGCTGTAAAATGTTTGTGATTCATAAGTGACCTTGCAAGGTCCGCGCACAATTGTTGTTCTATCGAATGTTGGCATGATGTTCTATCTTGTTGGAGTTGTGTTGTGAAGTCCTACTGGACAATTGAATCTGATGATTTGTTGAAGCATTGGTGGGATGGCATCTTGTGCCATGCCGTCGAAAATTAGGACACCACCGGTGAGTGGATCACCATCTTTGTCCAATGGTGTGTGGTGGTGAAGGATCCGAGAGACTGCCTCAGCAATCTCTGTGCATGATGGCTTTGATTGATTGCCAACTTGCTGCCTCCACACACTGGGGATCTCAGCCACTGTGCAGACAAACTCACATTGATCCATGTATGGTCCGGGTGTGTCAGGTGTGTCTGTGTTGGAGTTGGCGAAGTTGACCAGAACAAAGGCACCACATGAGTTCATCGCCTTCTCAATTTGCTGATCGATGTCACGATGATCCTCAACGATGACAGGGATCACTGGCAATGTGCGAAAGTAAGCATGAGCAGTGAGTGTTGCTGCGATGCTCTCGACAATCTGTCTGATGATGCTGTTGGTCATGGTGATTCTGAGAAGTCCATTAGTGTGCTGCCACTGATGCGGAAGGATCCACTTGATGACACCACAAATGCAGAAGCACCTGTGTCATCGCTGTCAGCATTGTTGTCAGAAAGTGCCTCAAGATAATTGTTGGCTTCTTGGACCGAGTCTTTGCGATCCTCACCGTTGAACTCTGCCAGTGCCGGGTATGAGTCAGTGAGTTCTCTGCGAGCAAGCACATATGAGTGACGACTGGCACCGTAGGGGATATATAGACCAGTATTGACCAGTGGTGGCAGACCACGCTTTCTGCGTCCGGCATTGACTCTGGACACAACCTCTTGTGCCACTGCGGTCAGGATCTCATCTGCCTTCTCCTCTGGTGTTGGGCATTCTGCCAACAGTCTCGACAACTCCTCAGATGAGAGTCTGTCCTTGAGTCCTGAGTAAGTGAGAATAGTCCAAGCCATGATGTGAGATATTTGAATTGATAAAGATCAAGGGTGGCAGCAGGGATTTACCCACTACCACCCTCTCACTTTACAATACGCTATGAAACAGAAACAGAATTTTAGAACAACACCTTGAAGGTGAAGGATCCAGCTACGGACCCAAGGGTGTCACCAGTTTGTGCGATACGAACATACCGGCGAACATTTGGAGGGAAGCGGAAACGCACAGTCTTTGCTGCGAGTGCTGAGGAAGCAGCAGTGATTGTGGTGGTCACTGCTGGATCAACTGCTGCCCATGCTGAGTTGTCAGCAGAGTCTTGCAGAGTGTAGGTGCAGATTTTGCCAGTGGTCGCAACAGATGCTGGTGAAACTACTTCACCAACGATGCGCTCAATGTCACCACCAACTACTTGCTCAAGATCCAAAGATGCTGAGTTTGCTGCGGTGGTGTGGAGTGCAGTGCTGTTGCTATAACGAAGGTCTTGTTGATTGCGATTAAATTCAAATGACATATATTTTTATGGTTGGAATTAGCTGAGTGCCTCAGTTGAGACAATGGAGTCGGTGATGATGATGGGGATGCCGAAGGATTCCGTTGGCATACCGAATGGGATGATGCCAGTGAATGCTTCTTGCTTGCTGTTCGGTGCCGTCACACGACTTGTTGAAAGTTGGAAAGCACTGCGGCGATTCATCAGCAAATGCGTTGGAGTCTGACCGATTGGGAACTTGCTGATGAGTTCTGCGATCTTGGCATCGGTGACACCTTTGCCAGAGTCAGCAGTGGCATCTTTCAAACGTCCAACTGCGAACTTGTTCACACACTGCAAACCAATCCATGATGTGAGGTCTGCGATGAGTGCTGCGAAGCGATTGGTGCCGCCTGAGTCAACTGCATCACCTTCACGGAACGGTGACAAGTCAAAGGTCGTGCCGTTGCCGTAAACATATTGAACACCTTGAACACCTGCTTGGATGGCATACACACTGGATCCAGTGTCAGCAGTCGTGCCACCGGCATCAACTACAAGGTCAGATCCGAAGGTGGCAAGCAACTCTTGCAGACCAAGGAAACCTTTGGTGCTGTTGCTTGTGCCGTAGATCGTTTGTGATCCAACAGTGCTGAGTGCTGCTTTCATCGTGCCAACTGCCTCAATTGCTTGGAGTGCTTCTGGTCCGTCCTCGTAGCCACGCGCAATGGCTTTGTCGATCTCTACGCGAGCAGAGAGGATAAAGCACTCAACGAGCCGCTCAGTGAACATCGACGAACTGCCAGCAGTGCCTTCATTGGCAGCGCGGAAGCCCACGGATGGACGGGTGTTGCGAGTCACCGTCTTGTAGCTAGTGCCACGGATGGTGCGAGCAGGGATGATAGTCACCTCTGGGGATGTGTTGGCGACTTCTTCGATTAGTCCAACAACTTGGTCGGACCCATTTAGTTTTGCAAGATCAAGGAGTGATAATGACATATTTTTTTATTGTTGATTGTTTTTGAATGCTGCTTCTACGCGAGCAATACCTGTGAGAGTTGTTTGTTTGTTTTCCGCACTTGCTTTGCCAGCAAGAATCACCTCGCCATTGATTGGCTTGGCAGGAAGTGCTTTGAGAATGTCAACGGCAGACTTGTCTGCTTTGATTGACTTTCTCCAGAAGGATTTGCTGCTGTCGTCCTGTGGTGCGATGCGTCCAGCTTCAACTGCATCAGTGAGGATCTCTTCGATCTTCTCATCATCTGCTTTCTCTGCTTGGACCTTGAGATCGTCAACCTGTTTGGTGAGATCCTCGACTTGTCCACAAGCAACATCTTTCTCAGCAACTGCTGCATCAAGTTGTGCTTGGATTGTCTCAACGTGCGATGCCATGACGGTGTCCTCACGTAGAGTTGCAAGTGTTGCCTTCGCCACGTCCATTGCTGTCAGTGGATCCTGTCCTTCTGGGACCAAACCCAGTTCTACCAAATAATCGATGTCCATATTTTTTTCTGTGTTGATGTTGTAAGATGCTGCGATTTTCTCCATCGCCTCAAATGCCGGTTCATTGACAAGCGAGCCAATCTCGCCATGTTTGGCAAGACCAGCAGGGATGCCATTTATCAGCAGGAAGTTTGGTGAGAAGTATGAGTAGTCTTTGCCTTCGATGGCAGACTTGCCAGCAGATGTCCACTCGACATCTAGCACCAACCCGGTGCCGTGTTCATAGCGGAACTCTTTTGGCAAGAATGATGCAGCACCGGCTGCATGATCAAACCCTGCAAAGGGTCTGACATTGCGAGCAAGTCTTGATGCAAGATCCTCAGCAAATGATGCCAACACACGCTGGTCAACTGTGACCGTGCGCTTCTGTGGTTTGCCATTCACTGTTGCATGGATCTCATGCACACCTTCGGGCAAATAAACGATTGACTCCGTCAAAGAATCAATGCCGTTTCCAAATGCTGCTGTGATGTGTTCTGCGCTCAACTTGTGTGTAAATTACCACCACACTGACATTCTCGTTAGTCTTATTTTTCAGATTCTGCAATGAGTGTGTCCAGCACACCAGCAGCGTATGCATCCAAGTATGTTTTTTCTGGTGGCAATGCACCTTTCCATGCCTTCTGTGTCACTGATTTCTTCAGGACAAAGATGGGTTTGATCTTGCCATCTTTCTCTTCTTGGACCAACAGATTCTTCACACGAAACAATGGTTTGATTGTCTTGCTGTAGGTCTTGGCAGATAGACCATGCGCTTCTGGGACAATGGGGATGGTCAAGAACTTAGCACGTTTTGCACTGATCGTGCCACCGGTGATCTTGTGAGAGAATCCATCGGTGTTGATGTTGGACAGTGTCACACCAACAGATGATGCATTTTTTATTGACCAATTATATGCCACCTTTCTCCACCACTGTGTCTTTTTACGTCCAGCACCTTGTGTGGGTCCATTGCCACTCCACATGGCACTGCCTCCAACACCATAGTATTTTCTCACCACATCAAGTGCATTGAGTGAACCCATGTAGATTGCCCTTCTCCTGACACCTATGTCTTGCAACTTCAGCATCGATGATGTGACCTTGTCCAGACCAGTGACAGTGATGGTGGTTTTTATGCTCATAGTATTTTTTCCAGTGGTTTGACAAATGCATTGACCATCTCATCATTGAGTGACTCCTCAAGTGATGTGATGTCGAGACGTTCCCACAGATCAGGGATCCTCAAGACCACCTCATCAACTTCTCGCATAAATGCACCGATGGTCATCCTTTGTGATTTGTCAACGAGGTCAGCAATCACCTCATCAATGGGTGACAGCCATTTTGCTGACACCTCTGCCAGTTGTTCTTCTGTCATCATTTGTTGCTCCATTCTTTGCCAGCATCACCACCCCATCCTTGGTATGTCTGCCACTGTTTGGATCCCACCTCACCAGACTCTGCTGTTGCAAAGAATGACTTCATCTTGTTCCGGGCTGCCTGTGTCAACTCGACACCAGCCGCGATGTCACGCGCCCTTTGCAGACCAGCCGCAGTCATGCCACGCTGACCGATTGGTGCAATGCGTCTGGCTTCGAGTGCTGCCTGTGCTGCCTGTGCCATCTCTGGTGTTGGTATCAGATCAGATATTGGCTCATCTTCTAGATCATCCTCTGGATCCTCTGGATCTTCTGGATCCACTGGTGCCGGTGTGATTGGGTCTGGCACAATGGGATCTGCCAGATCCATCTGCGGTGGTGCCTCACCAAGTAGTGTGTCACCGTCCTGTGGTTCTGGGATCCCCATTTCTTCATATGCCCACTTCAGTGTGACAGGCAGACCAATCTCACTGATGATCTTGAGTCTCTCTGCGATTGCTTTCTGGTCCTTCGGCACAGGGATCTCCAGTGTGGCATAGGGCAGATCTTCACTTGCCACCTTGCCAAAGTTGAGTTGCACAATGGCTGGGATCAACTGGTTGGTGTAGATCCCACTCACCCATGTTGCCACTGATTGAAGGATATCGGATCTGACCGAGGCATGGACATCACCCAATGCCCGGCTGCCGCTGGCACCAACATCTGTGGTGAGCGTCTGACCGAGCATCAGAATGTCACACGCTTTGTCAGCGATGTCCATCAAGTGAGACTGTGGCATTGTTGCTGCGGATCCACTCACACCATCCAGCACATTGAGCTTGACGTTGGGACCGGTGACAGCAGCACCAGATGATCCGATGCCCTCCAACAACTCCTGTGCAGCAGTCATAGCACCATCGCTGCCGTCTGTCTCAATGTGCCGCCATGGGATGCCAAAGAGTTGTGCGTATTGCATCAACCATCCCATGCCATAGATGGCACCGAGCCACTGTTTGGTCAATGCTCTGAGATTGCCGCAGTGAATCGGATGAATGCCACCTTGTTGCCAGATGCCAATCAAAAATTTATCTGCTGGGAAATCCTCCAGCACTCCTTGTGCCACACCATTGGGTGCCACCATCAATCTGTCTATCTGATTTGAGTCTTGCGGATATGCAAGATATTTTGCAGGAACAGGACAGAAGCACCGAGGGGACACCACACCATTCTCTACATGCCAGAGGATCTCAACCACACTGATGCCCTTGGCATATGCGTCCACCATTGCCTTGATCATCCCCATGCCGTCCAGTTCTAAGTATGCTGGTCTGGGTGCATATGATTCAAGCGCACGTTCCACCACTTCATGGATCCTCAGTGCTTCTGGTGTTGGTTCTTCTTCACCTTCTCTGATTGCCGGGTAGATCATGATTGGCAGAGATGCCACTGCACCACTGACCTCATTCAAGCACTTACGCAATCTGCTCCATGAGTCGAGCATCAGACGGAAGAGTCTGTCTTGATCTTCAAGTCTGCCGGTGCGAACATTGCGGAGGATTGACCGCACCTGTTCTGGTGTCACGTTGGCAAGGTCAAAGTCCTGTGTGCGATATGATGCTGGCAGTGGTGTCACGACACCTTTTTTCTCGTCTTTCGTCATGGGTTGACCAATAGCACAGACCAGTGCCGGTGGGAAGGAAAAGCGTGTGGTATCTTATATAAAAGGTGTCAGATGGTGTTGAACCCTTTGACTGCTCTGGGTTTGAATGCTGACTTGCTTGTGCTGACCACTGTCGCACTACCCATGGCACCGGTGATCCTTGATCCCATCACAATGCACCCAAGCAGTGCATCTGCTCTGTCTGGTGACTTCAGTCCGTGTATTGCCATCTTCTCTTTTGACTCACACCGAAGTTTGCCAGTCTCATTCCACTCTGACTTTCTGGTGGTCAACTGCTCAAAGGTCTTGGTGTCCAGTTGCCCAAGGTTGATCCTGCCTCTCTCAATGTCTCTGGCACCTACATGCCAGACCTGTGCAATGAGATTGGCATACTCATCCTTCTCTGTGCTGGTCTGACCACCATGGAACCTATTGATGTGCCATCCCATCTCAGCGAATTGATCGATGAACCCGGTGCCGAGTCCATCAGCATCTCCCCAGATCTGACCGGCAGACAACTTCTCATCGGTGAACATCTGCACAAATTCTCTTGCTGCTTGCACTGTGTCCTTCTCCACCCATGCTTTGATGATCCGTGCCTTATTGCCTCTGCGGATGCACAGCACGTTCTCATCTCGCCCAGCAGCAAAGTCACAGAACGCGACCACCTCGCCAACCTCGTTCTCCACCGGCTGGGTGTCGAGGGCAGACCGCAGTGCCGGTGCCGATAGGACCAGACGGTCGAGATCCTCAGTGAACTCTGCCAGATGTTTGGATCTGTAGAGTGGATGACCCTCGCCATATTTGATCAGATCCAACTCTCTTTTCTCTGCACTGATGTGAGGGCATTCTGTGCTTGGCACCTTTCTGGTCCAATACTGTGCTGCGTTTTTGTGGAAACTATCGTAAAACTGCCCACGAGGTGACCCAGTGGATGACACCCACAACTCAAAGCGTCTGGTGCATCGATCAAATGCTTCAAAGATGGCATCAGGCACAGTCTTTGCCTCGTCGATAATCAGAAACACAGGATCCACTTCACCACTGATCTTTGGGTGATGACCTTCTGCTCTGCCAGCATTGTCTGTGGAGAACCCGAAGGCAACACCACCAGACGGTGTGCGAATCTCAGTTGCCATAAATTCCCAGTGTGGGAACTTACCACAAAAGACTTTGACTGCTGGCATGAGCTGCTTCTCAATCTGCATCCAAGATCCAGAGGTGAAGACACATTGCCCTTGGGGATATTCATGCAGGAACCACAAGATCAGAGGTGCCACCAATCGTGCAGTCTTGCCAGATCCATTGGCAGCCACCACACTGGTGGGTTGCTCCATGGCAACAGACTCCATTGCCTCACATTGCCAGAAGTATGGGATCACTCCCAGCACCTTCACACAGAACTCTGTTGGTGACATCTTGCTCATACATCGATGATTTGCTTCTTGGCAGATGCTCTTGCCATTGCCACAAGTTGTGCCAGTTGCGCTTCTTGCTGCTGACCGAGGTTGACATTGCCAGCCGCAGTGTTGTTGTTGTTCACAATGATCTCTGGCTTGTCACCATAGCGTTTGGGATCCCACTTCGCCAACAGTTTGAGTCTTGTCTCCACTCTCAGTTTTGATCTGGCAATCCATTCTTTGTTGCAGGTCTGATTGCCATCATCATCTGTGATTGTGTCGTTGTCTCTGTCATCTGCAATCCTCAATGCCTCTGATGCGATGGCATCAAATCCCAACCTTCTTGCTGCCGCGATGCCGTAAGAAAGTGCTGCATCCTTCTCTGACCACTGCCTCACAAGAGTGTCTGTGATGCCCTGCTCACGACAGATGACAGTGAGTGGTGTGCCATTGCCAAGACCCTCAAGAATTGCCTTGATGACACCATCATTGCGTTTGGTGGGTCTGCCCATCTTCGCTGGTGCCTTCTTGACCAATGCTGTTTTCTTTGCTGCCATAGTCTATGAGATTGCTCCTTCTGGAAGTGTGTCCTGTGGTTGGTTCTCAGTGTAGGTGATCACTGGCAGAGATGCACCATAGCCAGATGCAGTGAGTGCTTCAACAATCTGATCACTTGCTGGCACATGTTGAGTGATTGCACCCACAAGTGATGCCTCAATGTCTGCTTTGATTGGCAGAACCTCCTTGCCAGACACAATCAATACTTTGCCACTGCTGCCTTTGAAAAGGTAGGTGACACCAAGCATGGTGAACTTGACAATAGAAAAGTCTGGGGATGTATTGCTCATAATTGTTGGAGTGTTCTCACCACAAACTCAAAGTATTGTGGATCTGTTTTATAGAACTGTGCAGGGTTTCTGTGCAACCTCTCAATCCCCATGGTCAGGATCTCAGTTGCGTCTGGGTAAATCTTTCCAGTGTATGCTCTGCCACCCAAATCAACCCACTTGTCCTTGTATGCAACCTCATATGATTTGTAGGATTTGACACCAGTCAACTTTTTAAGTGTGACAGGTTTCTCACCTTTTGCCCTCATCTCTAAAAAATCAATTGCTTGTTGTAAGACACCACCTTTGACCTCAGTCACATGGGTGATCTCATGTGCTACAACTGAGGCATCAGTAGTGTTGGGGTTGATTCTGATTCTGAAAACTTCTGGGTTAGCATATGCCCTCTCATCCCTTGTTGTCCCCACCACAATGTCTCTCAATAAATCTTTTGCTGTGTACCTTTCAGCAATCAAGACACCATCACTAACTCTGGTGGACCCCTTGAGTTTTTCTGCTGCCTTCTGTGTCTCATATGAGATAGAAATGATGCCACGCTTGTCAATTGGTATGCTCACTGCATCTCTAAATTTTTCAAGTGCTTCCATATATTGGTCCAGCACTTTTCTTTTTCTGCTTGTTGCAGCATCTTTTTTCTCCCTCAATTCATTTGTAAGTGTAGAGTCATTTTTTGCATATGAGGTCAACCACTCTTTGTGCAAATTTTCACGATCTGCCTCTGCTGTCTCAAATTCCTCAATGACTGCTTTTGATTTTTCAATCTCTTTGTCAAGATCTCTCTTAATGCTGTCAAAAGTTCTGACTGGCACCACAGGAGCAGCAACCACAGGTGGTGTGACCTTTGCCACTCTGGGTCTTGGTGTCTTGACCACAGGCACCTGCACAACTGGTGGCACAAATGGTCTGCCAATTGCCGCCCTTGCCTGTTTTAAGGCATCCAGTGTGGGTTTTCCGTCTGATCCTATGGCACCGGGTCCAAGACGCGCCACAATTGCCTTCTGTGCCTTTGCACGGATCTCTGGAGTGACATCATCCAGTGTGGCATCTACCCCATGGTTGAACTGTGACCCAAGACTCACACCATACCGTGTGACATCAGGCACAGGGATCACTTCACCCTTCTGGACCAGTCCGAGTCTCTCTGCCTCTGCTCTGCTCACCGGCTCCTGAACCATGTAGCTGTTGAACCCATACGGACCCCACGGAACATCGAACCCACCAATGTCATTGCCATTCTGAAAGGTCCAATAGGCGAAGTCATCATACCGCCGGACATCACCCTCTGCTGCTGTGTGTCTTGGTCGCTGGATGATGGCACCGGACCTGCGGAAGAATCGCGCTGCTGGTCTGCGGTTGATCTCATAGGGATCTCTGATCTGTGCTTGCCATGCGGCAAATGTGGCTGCTTGCTCCAAGTTGGTGTTGTAGATGAGTTGAAGTCTGGCATTGCTGATGACATTCTTGATCGACTGGTCAGCATAGTCATCTTCTTTTGCGAGTCCTTCTTGGATCAAAAACTCTGCCGCACGTTCTCTAAATTTTGCCAGTCCTACTTCTTTGTAAGCAATGCCGCCGGGTGTCTGCTCAGTGGCACCTTCTTGCCAGTCGAGGAGCATTGACCTCATCTTGTTCAGGACCTTGGCACTGCCGATGGTAGCACTGAAGAATGACCTGTTGCGGATCGCAGGGTCAACTGTCGCCCACTCTCTGGATCTGAACCACGATGGAGTGACACCTTTGCCGGTGAGTGCATTGATGATGTCGGTCAGACTAAGCATCTCTGTGCCTCCTTGCCAAGTGGTGTGAGAATATATCGTGCCGGTGCTGTGGATCTATCTGCCACCACAAACCCTTTCAGAGATAGGACATATAGTGAGTTGGTCACATTGACTCTGGTGTCATTCATATCTTGAGCAATCGCCCTTGCAGAGATGCCACTGACCCTTGCCAGCACTCTTGCTTCTTTCATGCCTACCTCAAGTTTGGCGATGTGATCAATGGATCTGTCCATGGGTGTGGTCTTATCTTAATTTTCCCACATTGTCAATTTTTATTTTTGCCCACTGTGTGCCAGATCTCAACCATTCAACCCAAATTTATTTGAGTCTGGTCACACAGTGGTGCTGCGGTGAGAGTGAATCAGTTTTGACATTTTGGCAATCTTTTTCTGCACTATTTTGTATGTTTGTGCCACTGGTCCGGTGCCAGCATTGCACCTCAAATTTTCCGTTAGATGGTCAAAAATTAGTTAAGATATCTGAAGGGCAGTGGAATTTTCACTGCCCTACCCACTGCCCTCCAAAAAGTCATTGGTATGTATAGCAATTTTGCCAAATCTAACAGAAAAGGGCAGAGGGCAGCACTTCTGTACCCATATATAAAGAGATAACATGAAGAACACATGAAAAAACCCAATATATACTATATTTTTACCCTCCACTAATAGAAGTACAAATCACTGCCCTCTGCCCTAATTCCCCGCAAACCTATATGCACCAATGGTTTTTTGGGGGGCAGTGGGTAGGGCAGGCATATTTTGCTGCCCTAAGAAAAAACCATTGGCACATATAGGTTTCTCTCTTATTTGTGCAAAAAACAGCACGAAACACAAATCATGCAACACAACTTTTTTGATGGGTCAATCATCTGCACAAATCTCTGCAAATCACCTTTTTGCACTTATCTGCATAAATTCTTGCAGATAATCCCCTGAAATCATTCTGACCACCACCTCAGAATTTTGTTCACTCAACCTCAAATCAGTGTTAGAAATGACCTGCCGAGGTGGCTAAAAAAGGCAAAAAATAGTTTTGACAACTCATACACCTCAGTACAATCTCCCCATCTCAACCACAACCAACCATGAGCAAAATCGAAAATATAACTCTGCCACCGGCAGGTGAGGGACACAATGCTGGGCTGCCAGCCGCAGCACGTAGATGCCAGAATGCTGGTGCATCCAAAGAAGAAACACTGGAGCATCTGAGGAGAATATATGACTCCACCAGACCAGACCACCACACAGCCACACAACGTGTGGTTGACCTTATCTGGTCCACTGATGTGCCGGGTGATGATGATGACAAGGTGACCATGCCAGACGTAGATGAGAAGCTGCTGCACCGGCTGAACTGCACACCACTCTCCACCATTGTGGAGGCATCACCACATAAGACTGGCATCAAGACCACCAGCATCATCAAGAATCTATTTCTCCAAGATGAGATCATTGGGATCCAAGAGGTGAGCAAACAGTCTGGCACCTTGGTGGTTGTCGAGGATCTGGTCAACCTCTACCCACACCCGGCACTCGATGCATTCAAATTTCTCAACCCGTCAACCTTCAAGTCAATAGAAGGTGCATGGATCCGCGATCAGAAGAACGGTGGACAGAAACTCAGCACCCGGTGCAATGCCAACGTAGCCAGCAGACCATACATGCTGCTGGAGATGGACAGCAAAGAGGAGAAGGTGGTCCAGCAGTTCAGCACCTTCGCGATGAGTCTCTCAAAGTATGTGCCTCTGAAGATGGTGGTGGACACTGGTGGCAAGTCTTTGCACTTTTGGTTTGACGCACGACAAGCATCACTGGCAGAGGTGGATGCCATCTTCACGATTGCCTGTCTCTATGGTGCAGACAAACAGATGGCAGTGCGCTCACAGGTGGCAAGGATGCCCAACGTGAGTGCAGCTGATGATGGCAGATCTGCACAGCGTGTGGTGTATTTTGACCCCAAGGGTGACAACTACCCAACAACCATTGCCAAGGGCAAATGGGATGTGGCTGGGTTTGAGGCATCGATCACCACTTGCAAGGATGTGCTGTATTATTATCATGGTGGGAAATACTACACCGAGTCGATCAGTGGCAAGTGGATCTCACTGAGTGGCAGATCGATGGCACGTCAACTCATCGATGTGGGGATGCGAGGCATCAAGATGACAGGTGAGGGTCAGTCCCCGGTTGACACCTTCATTGCTGGAGTGGAGATGCACCACCCAATCGATGCCATCATGCAGGGTGCCAGTGGACGGTGTGCCGGTGTGCATAGTGAGAATGGCTATGACTATCTGGTGATGAGATCCCCGACAGTGATCAAACCACGGAAGGGTGACTGGGGGACCATCAAAAAACTACTCACACACATGTTTGACCACTCACCACATCAACTTGATGTGTTCTACGGATGGACCAGTGCCAGTGCCAAGGCATTCAGAAACGATGGCAAGCGTCAATCCAAGTTCTCACCTTGTCAGTTCCTCCACATTCTTGGTGAGGTCAACAGTGGCAAGACTCTGCTGCTGGATAACATCTTGCCACACCTTCTTGGTGGACGCAGCACCAATGCCGACAGTATGTTCTCTGAGTATGGTGCAGCATTCAACTCTGACCTGTTCCAATGCGAACTGCTTTTCCTCGATGACACCAGTGTGCTGCTGCCAGACTTCAAGTCCAGATCAAAACTTGGTGAGCAGATCAAGTCACTCACTGTTGGCACCGGTGGTGACTATCACCAAAAGTTTGCCGACAAGATCCCAGTCAAACCATGGTGGAGATTTGTTCGACTCATGAATATGGAGAACTCATCGATCAGCACTCTGCCGCAGATGAACGAGGGCATCAAGGACAAGATCATCTTGCTCAAAGCACAGAGCATGGTTGGTGGTCTCATAGACAACACCACTGCTGGGTGGTATGAACCAACACAGCAGAAGATCCTGAGTGAGTTGCCAGCATTCTTGCACTTCTTGCTGGAGGAGTTTGTGATCCCTGCACACATTGTGGATCCAGCCAAACGATTCCCCACTTTGTCCTACCACAACCCAAGTGTGCTGGACCTGATCAACGAGGGCAGCCCAGAGCATTCACTCATTGAACGCATCGATGGTGCTGCACATGGCAGACTGTTCTGCCAGTTGTTTGAGGAGGATGAGAAGCCAGAAGCATGGACCGGCACAGTGGGTGCCTTGTTTGAGATTCTCAGTGATGTTGGCACTCGCAACTCACAGATGCAGTTCAGCAGATTCTGTCCATCACCCAAGGTGCTGATCAGTCAACTCCAACATCTAACAAAAACACATTCAGACCGGGTGATCTACTCAGGTGATGAGTCATCGATGATCTCACCGAAGAAGAAGAATGGTGCATTTTATTGGGTGATCATGCCGAAAAAAGGTGAAGAAGTGACAATTGACGACTGCATGGATCCTTTCTAGTATATAGGCTGTAGAACTATTTTCAACAAATGTGGAAAAATACGCAAATAAATGTTGACGATATACAAAAGTGTATGCTAGTCTATCCCCGCCGCGAGGCACTGAACCAAACGAACCAAACAAACAATATGACAACATACACCACAATCAAAAAAGCAGCAGAAACAAATCCAAACCTAAGGGTCTGGGGATTAGCACAAAAAGCATATGGCAGAAGTAAAATTACATTCAGAGAATTTGGTGCAATTGTTAAAATTTTAAGCAAAGCAGGGCAATTCACTGTATCAAAATAATACACCACATCAGCATCACCTCACCCATTGAATTGGGTGGGGTTTTCTGGGCGTAACATCTAACCATTTACACATCAACCAAATACTATGAACATCACAATCAGCATCCCATCATTGGACCGTCTCTGCTCAATCCTTGAGAAGGGCATTGACATCAGCCAACTCACCACCGCACCGATCACGACACCGGCACCAGTGGATCCAGCACCGACACCGAAGATCAAGAAGGAGAAGGTCACACCACCGGCACCAGTGGATCCACCAGCACCGATCACATCGATCATCACACCAGAGATCACTCTGGAGGATGAGGAAGAGGAGACACCCACTCTGGTGGTCAAAGCACCAACGGTGGAGTCAATCACCAATCTTGCCAAGTCATTCATCGCCTTCAACTCACCGGCTGCACTGCGTGACCTTCTTGACGGTGCAGGGATTGCTGGTCAGAAGATCAGCACCTGCGACAAATCATTCTATCCTGCCATTGAGATGGCACTGACCACCGCACTCGAGATGGTCAAATAAAACAACTTTTCTCTCTGGTGCTTGGGTGGTGACCAAGGATAAAACAATACCTGTCAGCGATGACTTCAAAACATGACAACCAGAGAGAATCAAATTTACCAAACAGAACCAAACAATATGACACAAGAAACTAAAAAACTGCTGGGCATCCAACGCCACCCGATCAACAACAACCACCGCAGATATGATCGTCTGCGTCGATATGAGACTAAAGTGCCAGTCATTGGCATTGTGGCACTCTATGCTTTCGGAGTCCTCACCGGCATTTTGCTCAACATGATCATCAACCTATGAACACACCACCAGAAAATACACACTATGCTTGGGGAGCATCTGCCGCCAAACAATGGCGCGGATGTGCCGGATCTGTGGCATACATCGCACAGTGCAAGGCAGCAGGGATGATCCCTGCCAAGGTTGACACAGCGTATTCACTGGAAGGCACCGAGGCACACGACTGGGCAGATCGATGCCTCAAGGGTGACATAGTCCGTTCCGAGATCCCAGAGTCATTTCTGGAGCATCTTGGTGGATATCTCGACTATGCAGATGAACTGGCAGAACAGATGCACGGTGGTGCCACAGTATACACTGAGCAAAGAGTGCCACTCTACTACAACAAGAAGGTGCATGGCACCATTGACTTTGCTGTGGTGGGTGACAAGGGCATCAACATTCTTGATCTCAAGTATGGAGTGGGTGAGAAGGTCAGTGCTGAAGGCAATGATCAACTTGCCATCTATGCCATCAGTCTGGTGGAGTTGCTCCAGTCACAGGGTCACAAGTTCACCAAGACCACACCGGTGACCATGGCGATTTACCAGCCGCGCCACCACTCATTTGATGGCACAGCGGAAGTGTGGACCACCACACTGGGTGAGTTAATGGTTGAGATTGGTGAACGGATCTTCGACTCATACAAACTCAGCAAAGCAGCAGATGCATCGATGTTGACACCATCATATGATGCTTGTCGCTTCTGTGATGCTCGCCGGGTGTGTGCCACCAGAGTGGGTGCCATGTTTGATGGTCTGCCAGATGAGGTCAACCCACTTAAGGGTGAGATTGACAAGGAGCAATTTGCCAAGGTGGAGATCACCGATGCCGTCCGTGTGCGGATCGCGATGAAGTCAAAGGAGATCAGCAAGTTCTTTGATGAACTCAACGAGAACACACTGGAGTTGATCGAAGCAGGGCAAAGCATCTGTGGTCTGAAGACCATCGATGGTGGCAAGGGCAACAGAAAGTGGAGCAGTGAGTCAGAGGTTGACAAGTTGCTGCGTAAGATCCCAGCAGCAGAAAAATATGCACCAAAGAAGTTGCTCAGTCCTGCACAGATTGAGAAAGTGCTGAAGAAGAATGGCACACCACTAGAGAAGCAATCACCAAGATTCTTGGGACGTTGGGACCAACTGGTCCAGCAGTCAGACGGATCTCCAAAACTGGTGCTTCAGTCAGATCCAAGACCCGCAAGAGTCACCGGTGCTGGCAACTTTGATGATGAGATCACACAGGAGGATTGTCTGTGAAGAACGCCTAGCTCATCCGTGGAAGGAAATAATCACTCAAAACTTTATGTCACAAGAAAACGAAATCGAAGCGAAAAAACCCTTGTAGAATAAAGCCCCTAGAACAAAATGAAAATAAATGAAAATAATTCTTTACATAGCGAAACGATTGGGTAGGATGAGCGCGTCACCGAGAGTGGTGAAAGTATTATGAATAAAGTAGAAAAATTAGCATTAAAAATTGGAGCAGAAATCACAAAGGTAGCCACCGATGATGGATGGCAGATTGAAGTATCAGCACCAG